TAGCTCCGGTTGGAATCCCGCATGACGTAGCGCTTCCCGTCGGGGAGCCGCTCATCCTGGACCCAGAAGCCGCAGGGCGTCGTCTTGAGGACGGGGTATTCGGTCAGGAGCAGGCTCCCGGTATAGTCGACGTCATACCGGTAGAGGACCTGCGGCGCTTCGGTCATGCCAGCCACGTCCCCATGTCGACATCGATAACCGGGATGACCCTTATGGCCGGCGTCAGGGGCAGCATGTTGTTGGCCTTCTTCCAATCGATCTCAGCCAAGACATACAGCAGCGGCGGCTTGAAGGTGCTGCCCAAAGCGACCAGCCGGATGACGTGGAGGAGAGCGCGGGCGTAGTTGTCGGGGGCGGGGTTCTCCTTGCGGATCGCCGCATCCTCGATCTTCATCAGGTCGAGCTTGCTGAAGGTAGGAGGCTGGGTCATGTCTTGGGATACCTAATGCTGACTGTGCCATGGTGGCGCGCCCCATCCCGCCTGCGCCAATGGATCTCGCAGGCCGCAAGCTGGTACCCCGCCCGGTCGCGGATCTCGACGAGGTTGACGCTATCCCAGACTACTTCGGGGTCAGCCTTCAGCTTGACCAGCTCGGTCTCTATCAAGCCGAAGTATTGCGCATAGAACTTCGTCTTGAGGTCATCGACCAGTCCGATGTTCAGCATCTCGAGCTTCATCGAGCCAACGCATTCATGACGCAGTCGACCATCTTGCCGACCGTATCAGCCTGCTCCCCGGCGTTATCGTCGATCTCGACGTCGAACTCTATCTCGAGCGCTATGATGAGCTCGACCTGGTCAAGGCTATCGGCACCGAGCTCCTCGAACGTCGCGTCCGGAATGACGTTGTCGACGAAGCAGCCGATATGGCCCGCCACGACCTGCTGGACGATCGCGAATACTTCTTCCTTGGTCTTCATCCTACTCCATCCCGCTTCATGATCAGCGTCTCGAGTACATCGCCAAGCACCCCATCCGCATCCCGGACCGCCTGCCGCGCCTTATGCGGCTGGATGAGCGACAGGTCCAGACTGCGAAAGGTCGTGGCCAGCTTCTCGATGCGATTGATCGCGCGCCTGAGATCGTCGGCGTCGTTGAGGTCGATCATAGCAGGCCACCCAGATTTCTAACATGGACGGAAGAGCGCTCCTGGTCCTTGAGCCACTTGTCAAGTTCTTCCTTGGCATCGCGCAGCTTCTGGGAAGCCATGACCTTCCACATCCCGGGGTACTGCCAGTCGACGGTCCGACCCTGCCAATCCTGTGCGAACTTGGCGGCGAGGGCGTAGTGGCAAGCATCATCCAGATAGATGTCGCCGGGCTCGGCGTCTGTCTCGGCGGCGCATAGTGCGATGGTCTGACCTTGGCGGAACCTAATCCTGATGCTCACGCGCCGCTTCTCCTGCCTTGGGTCTATAGGCGACATACGGAAGGCCGCGCCAGCGCCCATCGACATCATCCATGCCATATCCGTACAGGAACTCGTGGCTGTCCTCGCGCGCCATCTTGATCAGGCTGGCCGTGCACTTGGTCTTGCAGACGGTCGTGTTCTTGTCGACGGCGACGGCGCTGATGATGCTGGTGGCCCCCATCATGTGCAAATATGCCTTGGTCCTGAACAGGGTGTCACCCGAATCGAGGCAGGAATCGACGATCAGGGCGCGGCTGAAGGCGCCGTAGGGGAAGGGGCGCGGGGCGTTGACGACCTCAAAGGCCTGCCCCCAACCCTTCCAAGGCTTCACGCTGACGTTGTAGACGGGGAGCGCCGTCAGCAATGGCTCGCGCATCAGGTCGGCCGTAAAGACCATGGCGGCCATGGGGATCGTCACAATGACCTGGGGTTCGAATTGCACAAGCTCCATGGCCACCGCCCGGACCCGGTGCCTGATCTGCTCGGGGTCGATCAGGATGACGGGTTTGATCATTCCGGCACCTCGAACACGTGGAATATCAGCGGCTCCTGGAAGAGCCCGGCCATTTGGTAGGAGCCGATATAGTCGCCCTTAACGGCAAAGGGAATATCCTGGCCCGTACCGTAGGTCTTGAACAACCGCTCAACCTTCGGAGCTTCCGTATCGACCAAGGCCCATAGGCAGGGCTGAGGGCCTTGCATGGCGACGTGGAGGACCTGCGCCCCCGCCGGCATCTCGAAACTGTCGACCGGTCCCGAGATCGCGTACTTCCAGATTTGCCTTGTCATTTCTGCTCCTGTTGCTTCGCTTCCCACTCCACGACCAGCGCCTTGACCGCCGCCTCGGCAGCGGCCGGGTCCCGCTCGGGCTTGAGAAGTTCGTAGTAGTCGGTCCCCTTCAGGATCGCGAAGGCTTCGGGCCACGAGAGCCCTCCACGTTCGGCCAGCCGGCGCAGGGTCTGCCCATGATTCTTCTCGGCCTGCTTGGCACGGGGCTCAAGCATGGCCCACGGGATGGTCTGGGCAGGCTTGCTGCCCAGAATGGGGAATCGATCGTTCATGGCAGCCACCAACCCATCCTTCCCCGGACCTCGGCCAGCCACGCCCGCATGGCGCTGACCTGCGCCATGTATTCAGCCGCCGTCATTGGCGCGTTGGAGATCACCTCGGCTGACAAGTTGTACTCCAGTATCCTGACCGAATGCGACGCCACAAGCGGCGCATCGCGCTCGATCGCGGCGGCTTCCCGGTCCTCAAGAGGGTTGGTGGTCCGCTCCATCAAGCAGGCCCTCCCTTGCCGGCCAGCCCGGCCCGGAGTTCTGCCAGTTCATTCTCGAGCTCGATGACCCGGTCGCCCAGCCTGTTGCTCCCCGCCTCCATCGCGGCATAGCGCGCGACGTCGGGCTTGGTGGCGATCAAGGCGCGGAGGCCCTTACAGTCGTCGAAGAACAGCGCCTGCTCGAGATGATCCTGCGCGTAGAAGAGCATGGGATCCTCGGCTTCGAGGGAGTCGCAATAGGCCAGCGCCGCCATGACGTAGCCGACCGGATTGTCGTAGGGAGCTTGGCCCTCGGCCGCCGCTTCGACCGCTTGGCGCTCGTTCTGAATGACTTCGTTCTCGCTCATTTGCCTGCTCCTCTGGAAGACCACCAGGATTGCCCGGTGCCTACGATGACATACGCTGCGCCTTGGGCAGCCTTTGTACGGTACATGCCGGCTTCGGCCACCTCGGCGCATTGGTTTGCACGAGGATGGAATTGCCCACAGTTTAGGCAAAGCCGGAAGCGGCGCTGGCGGGCGCGGGGCTGGACCGGGGCGCTTTGGGTGGCTAGGGTAGCCGGGACCGAGCCGGGAGGGGTTCCTGACCCCGCCAGTGTAGAGGGCGGGGGCGCTTGGGGAGCCAAGATCACACCAACCTCCGAAGCCGCGACGAAATGTTCTGCTTTAGGAGGGCCAGCTCGCTGACCGAGCCACCTGCCCGATCCACCTCATCAAGGACTATCTCAAGAACCGCTTCTATAATCTTTTGCGCGGTCTCGAACTCCATCCGCCGCCGCTCAACAGGTCCGGGTGGCTTGCGCTGCGCATCGGCCTGTTCCAAGTTGGCGGCGCCGTGATAAAAGATACGGCGCACCTTCCCAATAGCGTTCTCGCTGCCCATCAAAGCAACAACCCGGTCGGCAGGCAAACCCAACAAGGTCTTTGTCTTTGTCATCTGGGCCACTTCCTTGAGATCATGCCGGGCTTGGCTTCCATGACGGCCGCCACGAACTCGTCCCGGTCCTTGGGCGTGGGGAAGTAGAGGGCCAGCGGCAGGCTGTTCTCAAGCCGCTTGTCGGCAGCCCGCCCGATCTCTGTAACGACGAAGGCTTCTAGATCGGCGGCCAGTTCTTCGGAGGGCGTAAGGCCTACGACGTCTGGATCAAGAAAGATGCGGAGCATCCCACGGCAGCGCTGGCGCAGGGTGCTCATAGGACCCCCGCATCTATAGCGGCCTTGAAGGCCAGCGTATACTCGTCGACCGCATCGAGATAGTCTTCCCGCGCCCGATGCTGGGAAGTGCCATGCTGCGGGATGGTGTAGGGGCTTGTGCCCTTGATCACACATTCGGCCTGATACATGACCGCGGCATAAGCGTGGCGCTTGGTCGAACGCTCAAGCCGGGCAAGAGCCGCCTCGGCGATCTGTTCCGGGGTGGCGACGTCGGCAGAGCGGATGCGCGGCGCCATTAGAGCACCACCCGAAGGACGATACCCTGCTCCTTGGCGGCTTCGCGCGCCTTAGCGAGGATGGTGGTCGCGAAGTCGGCGGCGCCTTGGGGCTGCATGCCGATCCAGATTACATTTGTTCCGAAGTTGACAATGACCTTCCCCTCGTAGACCCCGATGGCGGTATTCAGAGCGACCTCATCATCCTTGTGCAGCTTGCCATGGGGAAACTCCCCCGTCTTGCCAAGGCCTTCACCTTTGAGATTGGTGGCAAGCATCGCGGCGTTCGCGTGGGAGAAGCAGCGGTAGGCGCCCTTGGCGGCTGTGCGCTTGGGTAGGGCAGCATGCTCCTCCTCTGTGCAGTCGATGCAGCGCAGGAGGTAGCCGCCGGGGGCGTAGCCAAAACCGACCAGTTGGGGGTCAAAGGGTTCATCCGCAGGCATAGCGCGCTCCTAATGCGATCCGTCCCCATTAGCATACCGGAAGCGGCTATGCCCGACAAGGAATTCGGCATGTACCTTGGTCACGATGAACGTCCCATCAGCTTCAAGCGGTAGCAGCCGGCCCTTCATATCGAACAGCTGGTTGATATCAGTCGAAGGCGGATAGACCCTGACGCCGCCGGCTGCGAGGGTGGGGATTTGGGCATTGGTCGCGGCCAAGGCTTCCCTGCGCAGCTTCTCCGCTTCGATCTGCATGTACTCCACAAGGCCGGAGGTCCCATCGAGGAACGCGTTAAAGGCCCGGCTGGTCGCATCGACATCGTCATCCTTGGCTGTCGGGGCGGGGAAGGACTCGAGCGCTGAGAACCAGCGATTGTTCCATGGCCCTTGCAGGACCTTGACGCGGCCGGCCTGAGCGGTGGCGGAGAAGGCACTGAAGCGCACGACCTTGTCACCCCGCTCCGGGGTATGTCGGACAGGCACGCCATCAAGCATGACACCGAAGTGCGCGACCTGGTGCTTACCGGCCTGCGCGGGGTCCTGCGGAATCCACTGCTCCGTCTGCGGTCCATCGCCACCTTCGCCCTTGGCGATAGCCGTCATATGGGCTTCGACGCCGAACGGGGTGGTCATGATATTGGTGGAGTCTACCACGTAGTAGATCTTCTCCATGATGTCCTTGCCGATCTTGCAGGAGGCGGTCGCATCGGGGTCATTCAGATCATTCTTCTCCGTCGCCGCGAGGTCCCAGCCGCGCTTGAAGATCAGGCCCGGCGGCAGGCTCTTGACGATCTCGACCCAATTCCTATTGAAGTACAGGCCCGGTGCCGGGCGAATCTTCCAGTTGCCTTTCAGCAGGCGCTCGCGCTCGACGGTGGGCAGGATAAGCAGCTTGGCCAGATAGTCCGGGTCGTTCTTGAGCAGCTCCTTGTTGTCATAGATGCTGGCGGCAATGAACGTAGCGCTGATGGGCTTGAGAGGGATCTCCTGCCCATCCGGGGTAAAGCGCGGCAGGCCAAGCTTCTCGTGGTTCAACTCCTCGGCGCGGTCGGCCCAGACCAGGTCATCGCCGACCCGAACAAAGAACCTGACCTTGCCGCTGCGGTCCATACGGGGGAAGCCGTAGTTCGGGTTGGCCTTCTCCCCGATGTACTCGCGGTCATCGATCCACCACGCAATGAACTTGGCCACCCAGCTATCGGCATCGGGGTTGCAGGTCGCGCGGAGGTAAGGCCGTACGCCGCACTCGGAACGGTTGCGGGACAGCATGTAGAAGAACTGCTTCTCGCTGAACTCGCAAAGCTCGTCGAACTGGAGCAGGGTTATCTGCGAGCCGTGCCAATCGTAGACCGTCGACTCGTGCTCGAGATGCGCGAACTTGATCTTGCCGGCGCCGGGCCACTCCCACTCCAAACTCGACTGCTTATCGCTGCCCCCGATCTCAGGGTACACGAGGTAGCTCTGGTCCCAGATCGAACCGGGGTTGCGGATGCTGGGGATGGAACGGCGGAAGGTGACGCAGTTGTAGCCGGCATACTTTGGCATGGTACAATAGCGCACGGGCTCGAGCAGGAGCGAGAACGACTTACCGCTGCCGGCCGAACCGCCGTAGATCGCTATATCGGCGCCGCACGAAGCGAACTTGGTCTGGGGGCCATCCTGCGGCCCAAGCTTGCGGACGCCGGGCGGTAGCTCCAGAGGTGGGGGGTCGCGTTCGGCTTCCAGGACGTCAGTACTACGGACCCGCTGCACCATCCCCTATTCCCAGTACCGCTGTTCTTTGTCGACCTCTACCCAGGTCCGATGACAGCGGTCGCACTCCATGCTCCAGACGTTCGCGATGGGGCCTTCCCGCATGTAGCGGCGGTGCTCGGCATGGAAGGCGGCGCACCACAGCGCCTTGAGGTCTGACCAGAAAAGCCACAGCAAGACCACGACGACCAGGATGAAGCCTGTAGCGAATGAGATCATGACTTGCCCTTCCCATAGAGCGACGCGTTGAACTCCTCGCCGCCTTCCTCAAGGTAAGGTGCTACCCGCCAACCTTCCTGAAGCGCTTCAGCGACCTTCTTCTCGAGCTCGGCCTCAACGGCGAGAATCTCCAGGAAGGCAGGCTGGCCGGCCCACGCCAACTGCATCGAGCCACCCATGGGGCCGCCGTAGATGATTGTGGTCAGGGGTTCGACCTTGCCGTCGCGCATGCGCTTCATTCGTGGAGCTCCCGCTCATTGACGACGTATTCGGTATCGCCGAACAAAGCCCGCCAGACCCACTGGCCCCACATCTCACCCGGGCCAAAGGTCCAGCTCGCGCCCGGCGTGGGCCACAGCTGGGTCCACTCCAAGGCGCCGATACCCTGCTCCAGAAAAGCTTGGGCCGTAGCGAGGCTGGTAAAGATCTCCCCGGCGTTGATGGTCTCGTGTCCTATCCAGATGCGCCGGGCGATGTAGAGCTTGGTCACGCCTTGGCCTCCCACAACCCGATAAGGCGGATCGAGAGCCCAAGGCTCCGGTAGGGCGACCACCAGCCGGTCAGCGGAACGACAGGGCATAGAATGGCCCACGAGACGATCCGGCCGCTGCTGCGCAGGATGACGGCCTTGGACAGCCGGATGAAGAACCACTGGAGCAGGCCGAAGTTCAGAATGCCCAGCGGGGTCACGAATCCTCCTCCTCGCTCTTGCCGCAGTACTTGCAGCGGAGATCGCAAACCTCCACAGAGCAGCGGTCACACCACCAAGAGCGGATGCGGAGGAGGAGCCTCATGGCTCGAAGACCGGGGCAAGCGTGTAGTCGTCCGGCACGACCTTCCAGAAGCGGGGCGCGTAATCTCCGACGCAATGCGCGGCGTTGATCGCGTTGGCCACAGCTTCCGCTTCCACCTTGCTGCGGAAATCCGGCACGTTGACGAAGCTCTCGTTCGGGTAATCCCGACCATAGTTGTCGGTCTCTACGATCTTGAACATGGGGGCTACTCCTCCCCCTTGACATACACGCCATTCGCCTTCTGGATCAGGTCGAGGATGGGCTGGGTATCGTAATCGCGCCCATTGGCCGGCAGCACGATGACGGTCCGCTCTATCAGGGGCTGGCCGTTGGCGCCGGTGTGCTCCAGCGTCACGCCCTCCTTGAAGCCCCGCCGGGTCTTCTCGTACCATATCGCCATGCTTGGCACAGGCGGTACGGGATCGGAAAGCCACGGCCGCTCATCCACCCGGGGCCGACCGCCCGGACCCGGGACGAGATTCCCATCCTCATCCTTAAGGGGCAGCATGTAGCGGGGATTCGGGATGCCGGGGACCCCGACGGCCTGACCGAAGATCGACCGGCTGACCTTGTGGTTGGCTTCATCAAGCCCGATCTCAAGCTCCCTGCCATAATACTTCTGCAGGGTATCTATCGAAATGGGTGCTCCGCTCTGCTCATTGATGATCAGGTTGGCGATCTTGACCTGGGGAATCCCCGCCGCCACCATTTCCTTCACGACATAGGCTACGCCCTCATCCCGGACATAAGCCGGTTTGCCTACCGGAAGGATGGGCTCGGAATACCTCGGCCTCTTCGGTGGCTTCTTCCCCGGAATGGGAGTGCTGGTAATCCCCTTCGACGACTGCCTGACCTGGGTACCCATCTGACCGCATCCTGCTACTAACCTTCAGGCTTTTAGCATCAATCCCCATTTATACAAACAAGACTCTGGGTTATATGCTGTACAAGCAGACGACTCGTCACCGCCCCACCGCCTTCCACGCCCGCACCAGGGCGCGCCAGATGATCCCCGGCAGGCCGATGGTCAGCCAGCGCGTGCCTCGGGGGTGGCGGGGGAGGAGATTAGCCATTGGCCTTATCGTCATATCGCGCCACTCGTATTTTGGCTCTCCGACTGCGGGATGGCGGTTCTCAAACATCCACTCCTCGCGCCCGCAATTGCGGCATCGGCGTTTGAAGTCGCGCTCCACGAAATCATGTTTCAGGCACTCTCGCGCCATCGCTCAACCCTCCGACGCGGGCGGGAGGGGGAGTGGTCGAAAGTGCGTGATGCCGCTCACCGTGTCGCCGTGGCTGTCGGTCCACTGGCCGGGGTGATCCTCGTCCCACGTCTCAAAACTGACGATGAACTGCCAGCCCATCGGATGATCCTCATCGCCGGGCACCCAACCGATGACCTCTTTGTCGGTTTCGCGCTTCGCCTCCGCAATCGGCCTCCACTGCCCCGCTTCAAGGGCGGCGAGGAGAAGGCGGAGGTCGGCGGTGTAGACCACTGCGCATAAGTAACCAGCCGCAATATCATCGCGCGCCCGCTCCACGGCGGCTTTCAGGTCTGTCATGGGGTGGCCTTTCGGTCGTGATCCGGGTTGTCGCATCGCGTCCCTTTTCGATAGGACCAAGAGCAGCCGGGCTTGGCGCATTTCGTCCAGCAATCGCACTTGGCGGCGCCGCAGACGGTGCATCTGAGCATCGACGTATCGCCGCGCAAAAAGCGGATTATGTCGGCGTCACTGCCGATAGGCGCCATCGCCTCGATCTCGTCAGCCATCGGTCTTGCCCTCCTTGGCGAGCGCGGCGCGGGCGCGTCGGAGGTCTGAAACAAGGACCAATCCGTCGTTGTCGACCGGGCGGGTATCGCCCATCTCTGCCCATTCATCAGCGGCCTTCGCAAACGGCCTCAGCGCCTCCCTCGCCGCGTCCCGCTCGGCGGTGAGGGTGGCGAGCTGGGCCAGCAGCCAGTTGACCAGCGCGACCAATGCGCCCTTGCTGTGGCGCGCGCTGACCATCTGGCGGGCCTTGTCGTCGAGGTCGAAGCGCTGCGTTTTCGTCGGGTGCGCGGCCTCGATAGCGGCTGACCACTCATCCTCGCGGTCGTTCCAAGGCTTGCCCCGCTCGGCCTCCAGCGCCGCGATGCGGGCGGATTGGGCGCGGTAGGCAGCCAACATCGCGTTGATAGCGCCGCGAACGGATTCCTCTCGGGCCGCAAGTTTGCGGCGTGGTTCGGGCAACAGCACGAACTCGCGACACTGCTCGGCAAGAAAGATCAGATCGTTGTTGGCTTGGTCGATCTTGTCTTGAAGCGCCCGCTCCGTCATGGGGTTTCCTTCCGCGCCCGCTCTGCGACGACGCCTGTTCCTTCGCAGCGTTCGCATCCGTTGTGCGGATAGGTGCCTGCGACAGAGCCAGCACCCTTACATGCGGGGCACTTGCGCTCGCCCGGCCTTGGAACGCCTACGTGCCCGCCGAACTTCAGTTTGCCAACAGCGTCCGTCATGGGGCGACCATGGCGGCGAGCGCGGCTCGGAAATCCCCACGCTTGAACTTCGTTGTCGGCATTAATTGGTCGTCGGGAGCGCTTCGTCTCTCAGTATCTCGCGCATATTCCGCGAACGGTCGCAGCGCCTTCTCCATCGCCGTTGCGCGCTTGGCGGCGGCGAGGAGGGCGGGGAGCGCGTTGACTGCGGCGACGATGAGGGCGGCGTCGTCATGGGCTTGTTGAAACCACCCATCCCATACAGGATGATAGCCTGTACGCGCTATTAATGCCCCGACGCCTTTAGCATCAGGCCATATCGTCATTGTATCGGTAGGGACACCATTGATCCCCTCGCCGGCAAACCAAGGCCCCGGCGTCGCCTTCGCGATCAGCCCCTCCATCTCCTCTATCTGCGCGGCGGTGGGGGCGGGGGTGTCAGCGGCGGTCATCGGGGCATCTCCTGCTCGAGGACGCGGGACTGGATCGAGAAGACCCGAGCTGAAGGGCCTTCCGCTTTCCACTCGATGTACTTTGGGCCTTCAAGGCGCGAGCTTGGCACGCCGGACCATTCCCAGGTCAGCGGCCGACCGTTCTCTATTTGGACAGCGCGCGCCTTGGCCTGTTCAAGCCCCGCAGCATAACAGCGGTCGAGATAGGTCCGCAGGTCTTCTGTAACCAACAGCACAAAGACCGGGGCTGGCAGGACCTTGTAGCTGGGGCGGGTGTGGACTTCCTCTTCGCTCATGGCTTGTTTTCCGCGAAGTAGTCCTTGACCGCACCCATGGCCTTCTCGAACGCCGCGTACTCCGCTTCGAGCAGCTCCTTCATCTTGCGTGGCTTGGCTTGCTGGCGCAGGTCCATGATGTGGTTGTAGGAATTGAGCACGACCTCGTCACCCTGCCCGTACTTGGTCGTGCAGCGGATCTTGAATTCCGTCGCCGGCAGGGCTGCCCGGAGTTCGACCTCCAGCGGCTTCCACCATGCCTCGAACGCGTCTTCGGCGCGCTGGCGGATGCGCTCGTCGATGGTCTTGACGTCGATCATAGGGCCGTCTCCCTGTGTTTCGACTTGCGGCGCAATATCGAGCGCGCGTTCTGCATGGCGCGCGGATCGGAGGAGATGCCCATGAAGACCGGCTCCCCGGTCGGGCTGACCCCCTTGAGGTGCCCGCATTTCGACAGCTCCAGGTCTGTATACCCAAAGCCTTTCATCAGGTTCCTCATTTCGCGGTAGGCTTTGCTCGCATTATGTGCCATGACCCCATCATACTCCCATCCTGAGTTGCTGCTTGTACGCACCGAAGCGGTTGGCCCTATTCATCCGGGGCGTCGCCCAGTGCAAATTGCCCCGGCGATTGTTCATGGTATCGCCGTCCTCATGATCCCCTATCGTATGGAGGGGGCTGGGCGGCGGGCCATAGGCGCGGAAGCATATTTCCTTGTGCAGGAAGGTCGAGATGCGGTTGGGGTTGACCGGGCGTGGCAGCATGGTCACGACATAGGGAACCTGCGCCTTGCCCCGGCTGCGGTCGGAGCTCTTCTTCAAGCGCCATAAGAACCGGATGGCCCACTCATAATCAATCTCATCGACCACGGTTCGCAGGTCGGTATCCCGCTCGTGAAGGTACAGATGATAATCGGTAGGGCGGTCGGCGAAGACGATATTGGGGTCGAAGGGGTCCAGCTCAAGCGGCAGGGCCAGCGCCGCCATTAGGGAGCCCTCTGGTTCTGGGCAAGCCACGCAGCGCCGGCTTGGTTGCAGCCGTAACCGCTCCCACACGGCCCCGCCTCGTTGTAAACAGCGGAGTAATCAACCAGCCCCTTACGCTTTAGGGACCGGCAGGCGTGCCGAACGCGTTGCTTGGCGAGACCCGTCTCCTCGGAAATGGAGCTGAAGAAGCGAAAGGGTTGATCGGTGGTCCGGTAGGTCGCCAGCACCTCGAGCACGCGCCTTTGATTCTGGCTGACCGTCGGGCTCATTTGAGGGGCTCCCCGCCCTTCCCGAAGATGTAGTCCCGCCACTCGACAAAGGCCGGGGTCGGAGAGCGCAGCCAGAATCCCCACGACTCCATGCGCGGGCCGGTCCAAATCACCATCGTCCAGAAACCGCCATTCCTGGTCTGGATAATTGTAGTCCCTCTAGGCACCCTTTTGTCGAACTCGAACTTGGTGACGTAGGTCTCAGACCACCGGCCGAGCACGCGGTGAGCGAACCGCAATGAGCGGTAATGCCAGCGCCAAGCCTCGACCTTACGAAGGACGACGAGCCCTGTCGCCGGGTGGAAGACCTCTTCGACGTAGCTTGAAAAGGGGAAGGTCCAGAAGGCTTGCTTATGCGTATGGAAGTCCAGGTCGATATCGCCACGCAGAAAATGGTGCAGGCAACCCCATGACCATTGGTAACGGATCATGTAGGCGGTGGCATTGAGGCCGGCGGACCGGAGGCGCTCGATACGGGGGATCAACCAATTCCAGTTCATATCCGGTACCCCGCTTCGAGAATTCGCTTGGCGCCCCTGCGCACAGCAGCCAGGTAAACGGCGTTGGCCGGGTCTGGGTTAGGCCAGAACCACGGGACCATGACAGCGACCAAATCGTCGATCATGGCTTCTGTGATCGGGGCTTTTATGGCCCGCGCCACGGAGAGCATAAGCTCGGCGTGTTTGGTCATCCCGCCGACCTGCCAATAATGGGCACAGCCCGCGCCATCAGCGCGGCCAACTCGTCGCTGCTCATCTCGGTGACAGCCCAGTTTGCTTCAAGCTCCCCGACCCGGATCTGGGTAATCCCGAAGGAGCTCATCTCAAGAATCAGCGCGGCCAGCTTGGGCTCCCCGTAGCAGACATCCCGGTGGACCTCATCGCAGTGCCCGCACAGATGCAGGATCACGAAGACGCTTTCCTTCCACGCGCAGAAGTTCTCGTCTTTCAATTCCATGAGAAGGCCGACCTTCCATCCTTCTTCGTCACGCACAGCGTCCCATCGAACAGGCCGTTCTCGAACGAATGATGATCAACGAGGTAGATAGCCTTGCCCTGCGCCAGCGCCCGCTCTCGTAGCTGCTCGATCAAGATCTCGACCCCTTCGGGCGACATGCCGCGCGTCGGCTCGTCATAGACCTCGATATTAGGTGACAGCCCCGCCCGCGCCAGCAAAATCTCGGAGAGCGCAAAGGCGACGGCAAGCTGCCACCGCTGGGCTTCCCCGCCCGAATAGCTGGCCCAGCGCACCGGCTCTTCCTGATCGGGTGGGTAGAGCATGATGGAGAAGCCGACCGAAGTTTCGCCGGCCTTGTTCTCCCGCTCTGTCGCAAAGCGGATACCCCAGCCGGCCAAGCCCAACGCTTCGGCATAACCCGTTGTAGTCATCTCGAGCTCACGCAGGGCGTCGTCGAGGCGCTTGAGGCGGATCAGCTTGAAGGTATCCGACCAGTACTCGAAACCCATCTGCAGGGCTTGCGCCTTGGTCAACTCGGCCTTGGCCTTGGCCTGATCCTCTTCGAGCGCGGTGGCTTGCTTGGCAAGCTGTGCCAGCCGGGCCTTATGGGGGTTGACCTCGGCCTTGATGCGGTCGAGCCCCGCCTGAACAAGACGGACGGCGCCTTCGGCCGTAGCGGCCTTGGCATCAGCAGCCTGCCTCTCCCTCTCAGACCTCTCCAGATCGTCCAGCTTGCCCGCCAGCGCCTCTTCTTCGAGCTTGGCGGCTTCGGCTGCCTCTAGCAGCCGATCCTCCTCTAGCGCCGCGCCGGTGAGAGCCTTGGCGGCGGCCTTGAAAGCGGCCTTGGCCTTGTCGATGTGCTCCTCGATGTGCTTCTGGGAGACCTTCTGCCCGCACTCCGGGCATTTGCTGCCTTGGAGCGCATCCTTGTAACGCTGCTCGGCGCGGCCGGCGGCATCTACCTCGTTATTGGCCGCCGTAGCCTTGGCCTTGGCCGTCGAATGCGCCGCATCGGCCCGGCGCCTGTCTTCGCGCGCGGCCCGGAGCTTCGCCTTAGCTTCCTCAATCGGCGCATTGCTTCCGCTGCCCTTCTTAGGCTTCGGGAACTTGGCCAGCTTGGCCTTGGCATCCTCGAGCGCGGCGGTGGCATCCTCCAATTCTTCGTCATGCTTATCCGCCCAAGCCCCATCATCGCGCTTGGCCTGCTTGAGACCATCATCGACAACGGTCAGCTTGGCTTCAACAGCAACGAGTTCGCGTTCGAAGGTTCCGACGTGGCCCTTGGCTTCCTTGGTCCGCGCATCGGCTTCCTTGGCCGCATCCAGCCATACATCAAGGCTCAAGGCTTGGGTGAACATCTGGCTCTGGGCTTCCGGCTTCAGGTCCATGAACAGGGAGCCGAACTGCCCGAGAACAATGGTCCGACGGAACATCTCCTCGTTCATGCCGAGCGCCTTCTCAGCCTCGATCTGGTCGACGATGCGCCCATTCAAGCTCAACTTGTTGGGCCGGCGCTGGCGCTCAAGACCATAGCGCTCACCGCCCCGCTCGAATTGAACGGCGACTGAGACGGGCAGCTTGCCAGATTCCCACGGCGTGACGGAGTCTGCCGGCCGGCTATCGCGGGTCGTCTTGTCGAAGAAGACCCAGAGCAGAGCGTCCGTAAGAAGGGTCGACTTGCCGGCGCCGTTCGCCCCGAGCTGCGGGTCGTCCAGGTTGCGGCCGGTCACGTAGTAGAGGCCGGGGTTGCGGTCGAAGGCGAACAGGTGCTCGCCGCGGAAGGAGCGGAAGTTCTCAAGCGTCAGTTCGCGGATGCGGAGCTGAGCGGTCATGGCCACACCGAGTCCAGACAAGCTGCTAAATGAAGGAAGGCATCCATGAACAACAACCACTTCAGCGCCAGCGCTCCCGCTCGGGCCGCTTGCTCTCCTATTGCCCTGCGCATAATGGGCGACATATCCACTGAGCAGGCCAGCGTAATGAACAACAGCGCCTGCTCCGCGTGGGTCATTTTGTAGCGTTCCACGCTGCGGCGCATTCGGCCGGCTTGGCCTTCTGAGTACAATCCCGCATGAAAGCCGCTCTATCATCGGAGCAACCATACAGCACCGCTACAAGAAGCGCGAGCAGAATAAGACACCCGCACCCACCACCGCTATCAACACTAACCCTGCGCGTCATAAGACCTTCTCCAGAAGCTTTGTGCCTATGACCCGCAAACCCTTCTCGACCGCGTTCTCCTGGCAATACTCATCGAGTACGGCTTTAGGATCGGTCAGGGTCTTGCTGGCGACGCCGACATCGCGGGAGGTCACGCGCTGCTGTTCCGGCTTGATCTTTGGCTCAAGGCCGCAGACGACCCAGTCCCGCTTGGCGGCGTAAGCCATGATATCCCGGCGAAGCTCGGGCCATGCCGGGAACTGGGAGCGGCGCAGCGCCACACGAATCTTGACCTGATCGCCGCTTGTGGCATCCTTGGCCAGCGCCTTGAGATCATCGAGGCTGCTAATATCGAAGGTATGGCGGAACAGCGTATCGAGCGTCAACTCGCTGGGCCTTAGGTCGTTGTCGAGCAGGATCACACGCGGGTCATAGCTATCGCCGAAGTGGACCCGGTAAGGCGACCCGACGTACTCGATCTGCTTGTTGACCTTTTGCGGGACGTGGATATCCCCTGACCAGACCTTGCCCTTGAAGCCGAGCTCCTGGAAGATGCCGGGCGGGGTGCCACGCAACTCCATCCCGTTCTCTGACTTCGCTCCGTCGAAGGTCTGGTGGCAGAAGACGATGTCATACTGATCTAACACCATCCCCCTCCAGTCTTCTTCCGGCGTCCGGGTGTGAGGAAGGAACAGCGCGCGATGGGCGCCGCCAATGCCCAGCACCGATCTTTCCACGACGAACTTGACGTTAGGCATGTTGCGCAGGAAGCGGAAGAAGGGCCACTCCTCGTCGATGTAGTCGTGGTTGGCCTTGAGGAGGATCAGCTTGGCGTGCTTGGCGATCTCGGCCATCCCGTCGACAAGCTTGTTGACCAGCGGGGCCGGGTGGCGGTCCTTGGCATCAGTCAGATCGCCCAGGATCGCCACGGCATCGACCTTGCGGCGCTGCGCTTCCTTAGCCAGCCATGGCAGGAGCTCCCAGCGATAGGCGGCCAGCGGGGCGTCGCTAAAGTGGACATCCGAAGTGAGGAGCAATGACATAGCCTTTACATACCGCGGGGGTAGGGTTGGCTTACCATGTGCTCAAACAGCGCGATGCTGATCGACCCGCCCTCGACCGGAAAGTGGACCATGGGCTTGGTAATGCCCAGTTCGGCCGCGTGGGCTGTCGGGAAGACGACGAGGACGGGGAAGTGATTCTGCCGCGCGATCAACAGCGGGAGCTTGCGCTGCCGGCTGGCATCGAGTTTGGTCTGGCGCCAATACTTCATCAAGGCGCCTTGGCGGTTGAGCATGGCTTGCATCAAGTCAAGCGTCTTGACGTGCTTACACTCGACACTCCAGCGCTGGATAAGATCGTGCCCAAGCTCCCCGACGGCGGAGATATCCCCGCCTTGGGTCCGATTCCGCACACCGGCCTTGGCGCCGACGGTGGCCCGGCCGCCGCTCATCGCGCTCCTCCACAAGAGATCACTGTGCTTACCTTCCGAAACCCACAGCGACAGGCGCTTGCAGACCTCACGCTCGAAACTAGCGCCCTTCGCCTTTCCCCCGCCCGCCTTCTTCATTCGAGATCAAGCCCCTTTGAAATTGAATCTGCGCGGCTCACGATCTGCGCGGCGGATTCCCGCATATCCCGCACGACCTTACCGACCTTCTCGAGGTAGGCAATACTAGTCGGGTTCGCCGACAGAACTTCATGCGTCGTAAAACGGTTGTCACATGATGAATGGCAGTGGCGGCGGCGCCGAATTGCCGGGGTCGCCGTAGCCCGACTATCAAGAACCCGAGTGTTGGGAGCGCCGCAACGAGGGCAGGGGAGGCCGACGCTCATCAGCCGTACTTCTTCTTGTTCGGCAGCAAATCCTGGTCGATGGAACGCCAGACCTGCTCGACGATGCCGGCGACGCGGTGGGTCTCTTCTAGATATTCCGGGTTCGGAAGGTCGTCGGCATCATCGAGAAAGTCATTGGCCTTCTTGGCCGTCAACAGCTTGAGCTTCTTTACGGACTCCAGCCACTCGACGCTGGCCGTCAGATCATCGATCCCATAACCAAAGCGCAGCACAAATTCGGCCTCGCGGAAGGGAAGCCCGATCTTGTTCTTCTCGCACTTGGCCTTGACCCTGACACCGGTCGCGCGCTTGGTATCCCCGACGCTCTTTACAAGCGTCTTCAGGTGGGCCAGAAGCAGGACATGGGACGCGTAGAAGTCCAAGGCCCTGCCGCCGGAGCGGCTGTATTTCTTGCCGTAGGTCCCGCCGATCCTGTCGCGGACCTGGGAAATGATCATCAGGTGCATCTTGGCTTCTTCGATCATCCGCACCTGTTTGCGGAATAGCTCCCCCAGCATGGTCGGCTTATCGGTCCGGTAGGTCTGCTCGCCGAAGGTGCGGTCAAGATCGATCTCGGTCGACAGAGCATCAAGGGAATCGACGATATACAAGCACGGCACCTTCTTGGCGACCGCCTTCTTAAGAGCGGCCGTCATATCGGCGAACAGCTGCTCGACGGTATCGAGCTTGTCGATCTTGTCGTTCAGGGGTTCGAACTCGACCCGGCTGATCGGCATGCCAAGCGCTGACGCGTAGCCCTGATCAAAGGCGCTCTCGATCTCGCGGTAGAAGATCAAGCCCTTGGGGAACTGCTGCGCGAAGTTGGCGCAGGCTTCTATCGCGAGGAGCGTTTTGCCCGTCGACTTGTCCCCGATCACATTGGAGATGCGCCCCAGCGGCCAACCGCCCCCGAGGGCCAGGTTAAGAATACGGCAACCGGACGAGATGAACTTGATGTCTTTCTGCCCGGCAAAGTAACTCTGCTCAGGGGCCGCAACCGCGGCGGCCCCCGACGTCGAGCGGATGCGCGCTACCATGGCGACCCCTTAACGGGCGCTGCGCTTGCGCAGGCGACCGATCTGTTCCTTGGCCTGTTCGACCTCGTCTTCGGCTGCGGCCGACCGGCGGCGTCCCTCGGGCTCTTCCTTGCCCTTGGCGGCGCCGCCCTTGTCAAAAGGGATTTCGTCGTCCAGATCGGCCTCCGCACTCCGGCTGGAACGGCGACGCGTGGCCGGCGGGTCCTCCTTGGCCGGCTCGTCCCGGCTGGAACGACGGCGGGAAGTGGTTTCCTCCTCTTCCGGCGCAGACCGCGCAGAACGGCGCGCTGGCGGGTCTTCCCCGGCGGGCTCCCGGCTACCCCGGCGACCGCCTTCCTCCTCCCCCTTACCTCTGTCATCGCGACCAGACCGGCTTTCAGGCTCGTCCGAACCCCGACTACGGCGGGCCGGGCGCTCTTCCTCCTCCGGTTCGGCGCTGCGGCCACGCCTGGAAGTGGTTTCCTCCTCGTCACGGGCGCTGCGCCGGCTGCCGCGCTCGTCGTCGCGGTCCCGGCCGCCGCGGCGGTCTTCGACCTCATCGCCGCCCCGGCCCCGGCCCCGGCCCGAATCGCGGTCGCGACCCGAATCCCGATCACGGCCGCCCCGGCTGCCGCCGCCGCGCTCATCCGACTCCTCGCGCTTGCTGGCCTTGCCCGTCACGACCTTCTCGAGATACTCGTACGAGAAATAATGCAGCATATCGGGCAGCGGGTTTTCGACCATGAACTCAAGCCAGTCGTCCTGCCGCTTGTTGTTCTCGCAGAGGTAGCTGGGATCGCGGTCGATGTCGACGCCCTTGTACTCCGTCCTCAGGCCGGAGCCTGACTTCCGGAACGTGACATCGTAGCCGTCATCCGGATGGTCGATCAGGATCGCGGCGCCGGTCTTGCGGTCGATGGAGCGGTCGAGCAGCTCCGCGACGATATCACGCTGGGGCATGGACCACGTCTGCGGTCCGGCCTTCTCCTCACTACGATCGATGATGTAAGCAAGCGTGCGCTTGCTGGCGCGGAGGGCCTTGGCTTCCTCTTCATCGTGCATGACCTCCTCGCGGGCGTCGCAGATGGCGCACTTGCCATCGCCGCCGGGGGTCTTGGCAGAGCAAAGGTAGGTCGACTTGTCGACGCCGATGTTCTGGTGGAGGTAGACGGTGATACCCCAGTTGTCGCCCCAGACGTCCTTGTCCCAGGTCGACGTCGCCGGCATGATCCGCACATTGTTCTCGCCATCACGCGGCTTGAACTTCTGGACGCCGGGCTTCAGCCAGTCATCATAGGACCCGGATGCCGCGCTGGCCTCGCGCTTGACGCTCTCTGCGGAGCGGCCCTCATATTTGAACGCCATATTCAGTCAGTCTCCTTCAGTTGATCTCACCGAGAATGCGCTTATGGTAGCGGAGCTTCTCGGCGAAGTAAGCTCCGATCAGTAGGCGGGCGAAGCAGTAGGCGACAACAAAGCCGCAGACCGCGGCCAGTGACCACCGGATGGCGTCAACCATTACTCTGATCTCCTCGAACGGGTGCGGGGGGATTCGGCCTGCTTCTCCTGCTCCGCAAGCGCCCGGGTGCGGGCGGCGCGGTTCTCTTCCTCGCGGACTTCCCGGGTGACGCGGTGGGCCTTGTTGCCGACCGCATCGGAGAAGTAGCCGGACGAATAGAGCTGGGTCAGTTCGCGCAGGACGTTGATCCGCTGCGAATAGGCGTCCTTGAGAGCGCGCCAGCGACCCATGATCTCGCGCTTGCGCGCAGCGAAGCCTATGGCGGCCCGCATGGTCGGGTCGGCGGCGACGGCTTGCTTGACGGTGTTCTCTGTGACCTTCTCGCCCGCCTTGGCCATGTCTTCCCGGTAGCTGGCATCCAACTCGGCGTAGGTCTTGTCCTGATCGAGCTTGGCCTGCTCGGCTTCCGCGCTGGCCATCTCATAGGCGCGGCTGACCCTGTAGAACAGGTCCGGCTGCTGTTCGAGATTGTCATCCAGCGCATACTTGTCGACGCCGACAAGCTTCTCGAACTCCTGAATCTCCTGGAGGGAGTTATCGCGCGATATCTGCCGGTCGGCCATTCAAAGGTCCTTTCCCATAAGCCCTCCATACCCTAATCCGAGAAGAGGAGGCGGCCGACCGCCAGAACAATCGGGGTCAGCTGTTCGCCGGGGCCGCAGGGGTCCTTGAAGGCGTCGAGGATGGCCATGCAGCGGTGGGCAGCCTCCTCCTTCTGGGAGCCGACGGCGACAGCCGTGATGTAAGCCCTGACCACCTGCCGCACGCTTTCTCCGTTGGCGCCAGCCGCCTTGAGGCCTTCAAGGAACACGCGGGCCTTGGCCCAAGTAGTGCCGGTCAGCAAAGCCTTAGCCAGCTCTATCGCTTCGACCGAATCAACGGCCGACGCCATCAGGTCACTGGCTTCGCCGCGGTCCTTGGCATTGGCACATAGGGCCAGGTTGGACAAGGCCTGCCTTGGGGAGCCCCCGGCTTCGGCTGCGCACAGCGCAATGATCGCATCACCCGTCTTGCCGGGCAGGATGTTCTCCGCATCGGCGACCGTGCCCAGAAGGTCGATCAGATCATTCTTCGCGACCGGCTTCAACTGGTAGCGGGCGCAGCGCGTCATCACCGTCGCCGGGACGCGCGCGGCATTGGTCGTGCACAGGAACCAGTAGACATGGGCCGGTGGGTCTTCGAGAGCCTTGAGCAGCGAATCCCAAGCCTGTTTCGAGAGCGCGTGGGCTTCATCCAGGATCAGAGCCTTGACCTCGCCGCCAATAGGGCGGTACATCAGGCCCTTCGTGATCTCGCGCATATCGTCGATGCCGGTAAAGGTCGCGGCGTCGATCTCCTGAATATCCTTGGACTGACAGCCGATCATCGCGGCGCATATGCGGGCCAAGGTTGTCTTGCCGGTCCCGGTCGGGCCTTCGAAGAGGTAGACCTTGGCGGCCTTCTTCTCGATGGAGGACTTGAGGGACGAGACGATGGCGTCCTGCCCGATGACCTTATCGAAGCTGGAAGGTCGATATTTCGTTACGTATGACATTCAAATTCCCCTACCACTGATCCGATGAGAAGTCCCCGGCTTTGTCCAGGTGCTCCCAATCCTTACCGACCGCGACCTCGACCGTAATGGGCACGTTGATCCAATCGTAGTGCCTAAAATCTAACATACGGTCTATTACGAACTCGAGGCGCTCGTCCAACTTGTACTTCGGCATGATGAACGTGAGATCGTCATGGATCATCAGGCTGGGCTGGGTATCCCAATCATCCGCATCGCGCACGACGCGGGCCATGGCATCCTTGACGAGGCAGGCTTCGTCCGCCTGGATGGGGCTATTGATGATCTGATTCTGCGTCAGCGGGGCGCGGCGGCGGCGGCCGGAGAGCGCCTCGACATAACCCGTCTTGCGGTAGGAAGCGACGAGGCGCTCCTGCCATGCCTTGACGCCGGAGAAGATGCGCCAGAAGGCTTCGTACTCCGGCTTGATATAGTTCAGAGGTATCTCGAGATTGTCGGCGACCGAGCCGGCGACGGAGCCAAAGAACAAGGGGAACGTCCACTTGTTCTTTACGTCCTGCCGCCAGTCCTTCATGATCTTCTTGTCTGTCAGGTTCTGCTTGCCACCGATGCGGCTGGGGTAAGCATGCGCCAAGCGCTCGGCCCACTCCATGTGCACATCGTACCGTTCCCACAGCGCCTTGACGAAGACAGGGTCCTTGGACTCCATAGCGATATTGCGCGCCTGAATCTGGCCGTAGTCAATGGCGACCATGACGTGCTCGTCCGGCGCTTCGATCTGCGATCTGACTTCCTTCTGCCCCTCATTCCGCTTGGGCCAATTCTGCCCGTTCGGGTCCTCCATCGACGTCCGGCCGGTCGCTGTAACCGTCGTATTGGTCTGCGGATGCAACATGCCATCATCGTGGAGGTAAGCACCGCCGACGCGCAAGCCATCATTATACGTCGACTTGACCTTGGTAATCTTGCGCCGGGCCAGGATGTCGTTGGTCAGGGGATTACCGATCAGCTTGAGGACGTCTTCCTCGACCGAGTAGCTACCGCTTTCCCCGCGCATACCTTCCTTGCGCTTCATCATATCCCTGACGAGGTAGGTCACGTCCGGGTTGTTGGAAGGGTCGAACCTGGTCCCCTTTAGCCGCTCGAACTCCGCGACCAGCGGGTACTTGGCTATCTTCTCATCGAAGCGACGCAGCTCGGCCGTATACTTGGCGGACAGCGCTTCGACCCGATCCTGGTTGACGGGCAAGCCCTTAAGCTGCATCCGGGTCAGCGGTGCGATCTGGTAGAGGTCATCCTCGTACAGGTTCAGGAAGCCTTCCTTGCGGATGCGGGCCATCTGGATATCGGACAGCATGCAATGGAACTTGGCGTCCATGGCGTTGTAGCGCAGGACGTCGACCAGCGGCTCGTTATCGAGATTCTTTGTATCGGTCGTCGACAGGGCCTTAAGCGCCAGCCCGAAATACTGCCGGACGAGGAAATCCAGCGACAACGGCCCCTGCTCATTCTTGCGCTGGCCTTCGCCGCGCCCTGTGCGCTCGTCGAGGACAGCCGCCTGCGACATGGTATCTTCCCACTCGCTATGGAGCAGGCACCGATCATCAAAATGGGCAGCCGACCACTCAAGCTCGAACGGGAGATTGTGAACGGCCTTGCGCATACGCGGCTTGTTCAGGAAGGCGGTCCAAATTGTCCGGAGCTGCTTGCGGTGCTCCAGGCTCCATTTGGCCTGCGAGTGCAAGTAGGGGAAGGCAAGGCTCCGGAGCGGCGTTCCGACCGCGATGGTCAAGACCTTGGCCGTCTTGGCATAAGGCCGTTTGCTGTTCGTCTCGTAGTCGACGCCGACAACATCGGCTTCCCCGGCCCAGGTCAGAAAGGCTTCGATGCGGGCAAGCCCAGCTTGGGTGCAGTCTGTCACCCACTCGACGCCTTGCATGGCTTCCTTGGTCGTCACGACCTGGGCCGGGGGCAGGCTGTCTATCTCGGCAAAGGCCCGCGCCAGATCGAAGCGGAATACCCGCTCGTCTTCCGAGCCCACATCGGAATCCCGCAGGGTGCGCCCCGTGCGCTTCTCGGCCTCGTCACGACTCCGCGTGATATAGGCGGGGTGGTGGAAGCTGTAGAACCAGCACGTATGGGAGCCGACCTGCACAGGAAGGCGCCGGCCGCGCCAATTGTTCAGGCCCGACTGCCCGGCGGCCCATGAGAGCGGGATGGCGCCGAAACCGAAGATGGCCTTTGGCTTGGTATGTTCTATGTCCCTAATGATGCTTGGGCGGCAGGACTCCACCTCTACGTAGTCAGGCTCCCGGTTTTCTGGCGGCCTTGTACGCACTACATTGTTCCACCGGATATCGGGCAGGAACTCGCGCGGGATTTGGGCGCGCAGAAGCTGGCCTGACTTTCCGACGAAGTGCGCCCGCTCGGCGTCCTCCTGTGCCCCCGGTGCCTCACCGAGGACATAGATCAGCGGCTTGCTGGAACCGGCGGCGGGGATATCGGGGTTCTTGTTATTCCATTCCCGGCCCTCGTGCATGGGATGCTTCAGCGGGCAGGCCTTGCACTCCAGCCGATGCAGGAGCTCCAGAGACGGGATTCCGGAGCGCGGTCGACTGACGGCGTTCTTACCACCTGAGGCGAAGAAGGACACGGCCGCCCTAGGAGGCGGCGATCATATACAGGAACTTCAGGTCCCTGCCCAACAGCGCCAAGCCCCCTTCCGTGACCAGCATGTGGTCGCAGCGGTCGAGACCCCGCTTGACCAGCACAGGGTCGATCTTGATGGAGACGTCCTTGTGCTTCTTGCCTTCCTCCAGGTGAATCTCGTCATCGAGTTCACCCAGCGGTGAGACGGCCTTGAGGAACAGGGCGTTGTCGGCGACCTCCATACTGATCGGTTCGGCCAGCTTGCCGTCGAGGATGACTAGAGCCCGCTCGATAGCCATCTTCATGACGCCGGGGATCTTGACCGCATCCTTGCCGTAACCCTTGGGCAGGACCCTCTCTAGGGCGCCTGAGAAGTCGCTTGGGTTGGGGGAATCGAGCTGGCGCGCGAAGATACCGACGCCGCCCTTGGTCTCGGCCAGCACGCCGCCCTTGAGAACGGCAAACTTTGAATCGGCGCCGCAGAGCCGCAGGACCTGCTCGGCGAACGGGGCGGGCACGATCAGGTGCTCTTCGTCATAGCCCTTTGGCACGGCGACGTGCGACCGGGCGATCGTCTTGGCGTCGGTGGCGTATAAGGTCAGTCCGTCCTCTTCGAGCGCAAAGGTCACGCCGAGCTGATCGGGGTTAGAGACGTCGGAGCCGACGGCGATCATGACATCGGCCAGCCCCGCCAGGAGCTCCTTGGAGAGTGGCACGAAGTCGGCCGCCTTGACCTTGGGATACTCCCAGACGGCCCGGCTGGCCTCGAGCAGCGCCAGCTTGGCCTTGGCCTTGGCGGCCTTGAGGTGGGCCTCCTTGCCCTCTGCCGCCGCGTCCAGCTCGATGTTCTTGGCGCCGCTGGCATTCAGCAGGCCCAAGAGCAAAGCGCCCTTGACGCCGCCCGCCATATCGCCGCACTCGAACGGGGCGCGGATGCCCAGGATATCGTCGTAGGCCGTCAGGTGCTTCGAACCCAGCCAAATGTGAGTGAGCTCGTCGAGCAGCGCCTTCGACGCGACCGCCGGCTTTATCAGGTCGAGCGCCTTCAGGAATTCCAAACGATCTGTCTTCACAGCTTATCCCCTTTCAACTGGAGCAGGAGGTCCTGCCCTTTGTGCATGACGTAGAAATAGGAGACGAGGATACTTGCCGCCCCCCCCTTCTAGCAGAACCCGGATCTTCCACTCGCGCGGGTCGACGGCGAATACGGTCTTCACTCGGGGACCCCCTTGAGCCGGCGGCCCTTGACGATGCGGGGGACCTTGGTTGCGCCGCCCTTGATGTAGGCGACGAACTTGTCATCATCGTTCGGGCACATCCAGTAGGAGAGCAGGACGTTATTCCCGCCCGCGCGCTCGATCGCGTAGATGAGATGGAAAGCGCTGAGGTTTGGCAAGGCGAACAAAATGCGCATCAGCCTAGCTCCCCCGTCCGGATATAGTGCCAGAGCCAGTCGGGGTTCCAACGCGTGGTGTAGTAATAGCTGAACAGGACGTTAGCCGGGGAGCCCAGCGCTCGCTGATACGGTATGGGGGGCCAAACTTTCCGGAGTTCGCGAAAATGATCTTCACCGCCGCCCCCGGCGGACGGGGATGACTTCCTCGTCCTCATCCCACTCGGCAGCGGGCGCTTGCATGACCGGCGCCGCTGCGGCGGCCTTGACCCGCTTCCCCTTGGTCTCGGGCGCGATGCCGGTCCGGCAGTAGGTCTCGAAATCGGCGTCCGTCATATCGCGGGAGAACCAATAGGAGGCCAGCCTGTTGTTGGCGCCTTCCCGGGTCAGGACGCGGCCCTGATACGCGACCGCCGGCCATTGCGCCAGGAGGAGGGTGAATTTCACAGCAGGAAGCCCCCGCCGGTCTGGTGCTTGAAACGGACCTCGCCGATGGCCGCTTCGAAACGGAGCATGAAATGGACAATGGCGCGGGCGCGGGCTTCATAGTCGGACGCCACCTCGTCGATCGTCAGCCCGGTCTCGTCCTTGAGGTAGGCGCGGATGCGGGCCTGCACCATAGGCCCCATGGCGTCGTAATGATCGTTTGGCATGCTCTCGCGGTTCTCGTAGCGGCTGACCGTGACCTTGATGGGCGGCTCGGCATAGTCCGGCTCGCCCGCGCGGTAGATCGGGAAGAAGATTCCGCCATAGGCCGCGGTCAGCGCCCAGCTTGTCGCATCGCACGTATACCAAGGATAACGGCGCATAAGGTCGAAGCTGGCGACGGCGAAGCCGTGGGTCTTGACCTTTGGGCGGCCTTCCTTGTCACACAGCTTGGTGAAGATGGGGTCCAGCCACATGACGGCGCCATCGACGCCCTTGGTGGTGATCGACGGGGCCAGCCCGATATAGTCGGCGCCCGCATCCAGGTAGCGCTGTACCCATTTGTAGGGCTCCCCGGAGTGCACAACCGGGATCGGGTTCAGGCCGCGCTTGCGCATGTACTCATAGTTCTTGAACGAGGAAGTCGCCCCGGCTTCGGCCATCGCCCCCGTGCGGACCTGCCCCTTGGTGCCGGGGATCGTATCCAGGTTCACGTAATGGGCGATCAGGTGCTTGTGCTTCTCGATGTAGTCGCAATACTCATCGATGTCGATGGTAATGCCCTGCGACCATGCGCTGAAGGCACCCGAATCCAACCACAGATTGATGACGGGCTTATCAGCCTTTGCCGCATCCGTGCTGCGCCTGCGCTCTACCATTCCCTGCCGAACCCTTTCATTGCCAGCCTGACATACACGCGCCTAGATAACGGCATTGCGGCTGCCCAGCTCCACCAAGCGCAGGAACTCTCCGCGCGCAATGGGCTTGTCCTTGAAGGCCCCCGTCAGGGCGGAGGTCGTCGTGATGGTCCCGCGCGCCCTGACGCCGCGCGATTCCATGCACATATGCCGGCACTGGATGACGACCCCGACCGCGACCGGCTTGAGGACCTCCTGGATCGTATCGGCGATCTGCCGGGTCATGCGCTCCTGGACCTGCAAGCGACGTGAGAAGACCTCGACCAGCCGGGCGAACTTTGAAAGGCCCACGACGCGGCCGTTGGGGATGTAGCCGACGTGCGCCAGCCCCCAGAACGGCGCGAGGTGGTGCTCACAACTCGAGTACACGGGGATATTCGAGACCAGCACGACCTCATCGTAGCTCTCCGCCCCATCGGCGAACGACTTGAGCAGGGAAGCGGGGTCGGCCTCGTAGCCGGAGGTATACTCGGCCCATGCCTTGACCATGCGCTCCGGGGTCTCGGCCAAGCCTTCGCGCTCGCATTCGGGGGCCAGCTCCCGCAGGAAGGCCCCCGCCGTCTTAACCGTCAGCGCCATGGGGCTAATACTTCCGAAGCCGTTGTTCGAGATCGACGATCTTCTCGTAGACGCTCTCACCGCGCAAGTCTTGGAGAAGCCCGGAGTAGTTGGTGTAATTCCTCTCCTCAGGAAGGGCCATCGCGCCCTCAAGCCACGCCCGGACGACCAGCGGGTCCGGGGAATTGGCTTCCTCGAATGACTTCTGGCGCAACAGGCTTGCCCGGTCATGCCCCGTCGGCGGGTAGAGGCCGTCGTAAGCCGTATGGGAATAGGCCAGCGCCCTGTAGCAGCCGGGCAGGGACCGGGCCAGATCGACGGCTTCCCCCTTGGAGAGGTAGAGCAGCGGGCAGTCGAAGGTGATCTTGCGCTCCAGCCCGGCCAGGATGGTCGTCTCTAGTGCATGAATGAACGGGGCGCGGCAGTCCGGATAGCCGCCCATGCCATGCGCCAAGCCCAGACTGATTGTATCGATGCCCTTGACGAAGGCGCGGTTGGCGGCCAGCGTCATGAAGAGCAGGTTGCGGGCCGGCACAAAGGTCTTCTCCAGCCCGCCGGGCAGGACCTTGTGCGACTCGTATTCCTCCAGCTTCGCATTGGGGTCGGTCAGGGGGCTTGTGCCCTGAAGGATCGAGCCGATCTTGAGGACCTCGTGGTCCTTGATGCCGACCATCTTGGCAATGATCAGGGCGGACTCGATCTCGATCGAATTCTTCTGGTTGTAGTCGATAGTCAGGGCGGAGACATTCTCGACGCCCCGGTCGGCGACCGCTTTATATAGTACAGTCGTCGAATCCTGACCGCCACTGAAGACTACAAGCGTTTTACTCATTTCTGGAACCCTCCGTTTGCCTTCCTATCATACCGCCGCCTTACAAAGGAGGGGGTCCCAGACCGGGACCCCCATTTGCTTTGACGACGCCGGCCGCAGCCCTTAGTCGGAAATCGCCTGATACCGACCTTCGAGGAACTTCTTCGAGTGCTCCTTGGTCAGGTAGCCGAAGGCAGCGGCGACGCGCAGGCTGTTGATGAAGCCCGCCCGGACGGCGGCAGCGCGGGCCGGCGTGACGGCGACCTTCTTGGCGGCGAGCGCCTTGACCAGGTCCTGCACCTTCATGTCGGGGTCCTTCAGGACCAGCTCCTTGAGCATGAAGACCTTGGTCACCTTCCAGTCGGCCGGCTCCTTCTTGACCTTTTCCTTCTTCACGCGCGGCGCCTTGGCCGGCTTCGGCTCCTTGGCGGCCTTGGGCGGCTTCTCGGCCTTGGCAACGTCGCCGGTCTTGGCGACCCCGGTCTTCTCGGCACCCTTCTTCGGCTTGGCCGCCTTTGCGACCTCTTCGCCTTCAGCCGGGAATTCGGGGACCGGGGTCTTCTTGCCGAGCGCGGCGCATGCCGCGTTGACCCACTTCTGGGTCGGATCGGTCAGCGCGTCGAACTTGGTATCGGGGAACTTCGCGGGGTCGTCGAGGTGGGCGGCCAGCCGCTCCAGGTAGGTCTGCCGACCCTCGCCCTTCTTCTGCTTCTGGACGGTCGCCTCGACCAGCTCCTTCTCGATTGTACCGGGCATCTTGCTACTTCCTTCTTCTTCAGAACCTCCCGAACCGCTCGGGGTTGCGTCCTTGCTCTAGCATACATACCATAGACGTCAAAACGGATAGTACGCCGCGCAATTCGGGGTCTCATGTACAACTATCTGCGACAGACGGGCAAGACCTTCTGACCGCTCTACGACGCGTGGGACAAGCCGGTTGAACCAGTGCCGCGCCAGCACCTCGGCCGTCGGCGTATCCCCGATAAGGTACATCTTATGCTCGATACCGAGAGCCTCGTCCTCGAAGATTCCACCGGAGCAGCCATAGCGCTCTACCGTATCCCTTTGATGTTCGATAAGAACGCTTGGAATGAAAAGCGACAGCAGCGGGTCCTTGACATGCAGAATAGTCGCGTGATCGCAGGGCGTATCGATCTCGGCCATCATCTCCTCTTTCAGAAACCCGAAATCAAGCGTCATGCCTTGCTGCTCCCCCATCACCTGGAGCGGCCCCGAGCAGACGGCTTCGATTGTGTAGCGGTGCCCGTGCAACCGCCTGCACTTGGAGCCGTGCTGCGCGACCCTATGCGCCGCGTCGATGCCGATCTCCCGGCGGATGGCAAAATCCCTAAGCATCATACTTCTCCAATTTCTCGCTGTAAGCCAGACGACTCGGGTGCCGGGGGCTTCCGTTGGCCGTCCTGCCCAAGCAGAATATCTTCTTACCGCTGGCCCTGAGGGTGATCAGCGTCTCGGCGGCGTAGTACTCGAACTTGGGGTCGAGGCGGCCCCATGCCGCAATGATCCGGTCGGCCAGCGCGGCCTGTTCGCGGAGGATATACATGTTCTCCGACGACCGCACGTCGGCGCCCAGCTTGAGCAGGTCTTGCGGGTGCGTCGCGCGGTAGTCCATGATGTTGCATTTGGCGTAGTCGTCACCGCCGCCCTGAATCGTGAACTCGATTTCCTTGCGGATGGTCAGATCATCGGAAATGGCGTTGGCCGTGCTGGGGTTCATGCCGACCCACAACCAGCGGCGCTTGGGATGCTTGGTCCATGACCGGGTCAGCAAAGGGCGGTAAGCCTTGGTCGGACCGAAGAAGGTAGCATCGCCCCGGCAGCCTTTGAGCATGGGCATGGCCTTGGCGCCGCCCGGATCGTGCTCAGGCGTCAGCAAGCGCATTCTTGACCTCCCAAACCATATCGATGGCTTCGGGATCAACACCGGCGACGCGGCACAAGCGCTCGTTGATCGTCTCCTTGTGGCGGGAGGTCTGCCGGAGCTGGCCTTGCAGGGCGCGGCGGCCGGCTTCTGTCTCGAAGGCTGCCAGGAAGCGCGTGACGCAAAGAGGAGCCTGCGCCAACTTGACCGCCAGCGTGCCCTCCTCGGGCACAAGGCCGACGCCGACATCTCCGGTATCGAGGGCTTCACCGTCAGGAGTAACGACGGCATCGAAAGAGACCTCGGAGATCGAACGCGTGCGCTTGTTCGCGAGATTGTGGATGCGGTTGATGTAGGAGATTTTGAAGAGGGCGACGAATTGCGCCATTTGGAGGTCTGGGTATTTTGCGCGGACGCGCGCCCAGACGATATACCCATCCTGAATCAGATCATCAAGATCATACCAGGATGCGACCCGCCAGAAATTCCGCTTTGCTGTCCGGGCAATCCAGACCTGTAATCCCTTGTCGAGATACCGGTCGTTTCGTTGTACCATTTGGAACCCCCTTTTGGACCCCGCCTCCTAAGCGGGATGGGCGACCGAGTGCGCCTGTCCCGGCTCGGTCAACTCGGGTAGGAGGGACAGCGGGGCTAGAGACGGGGGGTCTCCAATGGCTGTTCCGCGAGGCGCTCGCCCTTCCCATTTATGCCTTGAGAGCCCCGTGCGCAAGCTCCCTGATCTCATTTGGCGTCATGGCGCCCGGATCTTTGTTGGTCTGACTGGTCATCGTCCTAAAGCCGAAGGGTCGAAGTCGTTCGGCCATGGTCAGCGCAGCAATGCCTTCGCCCTTATCCAACAGGAGCAGTCGATGCTCGAAGCGGTCGACGATGCCGGCCAGCGCGTCAAGCTGCTTATCATGAACGGCCAAGCCAAATAGGCAGGTCCCACGCATGCCGACCTCGTAGCCGAAGTAGTCGAGCGACAGCGCATCGAAGGGGCCTTCAGCCACGATCAGCAGCGGCCAGCTTTTGTCGACCGTCTCGAGTTCGACCTGGTTGAAGAGGCAGTGGTTGATCGCCTTGAGCGCCACCGGCATGAAGTCGGCGGCGGCCTTCTCGGGGTCCGGCGACAGCGAGCGGTAGCGGACGGGATGGCTGCCGATATGCCGGCCGGTCCACGAAACGAGACCTTCCTCCTTGGTCTCGACCGGGATGACAACGCGGCGATCAAAGACCCCGGAGGTCGCATAGCGCAGGCCGTACAGCTGCGCCATGTCGTCGATCTCTGAGAAGGTATATCCCCGATCGTACAGGTACTCATAGTAGAAGGTGCTATCTCGGGCGCGCACAAGCGGCTTGATGGCGCGGGGCCATTGCAGGCTGCCGGGCTTGGGCTGGACCGGGGGCGGCCCCATACCCAGGAGCTTCCCGACCTCATCGCCAAAGCCATGCCTCTCCGGTAGTTCTGCGCGGGTCTGGACGCCTCTGACGATTTCATGGGCCTCGTGCCACGAGATGCGCAGCAACGCCGCGACGAGCCTCTCTGGTGCCCGCCCGCGATGCCTTGCGCTACGCCAGCACCCCCACCCCTTCCCACTTTCTGAAAGGCCCATGTGACCAGACTCATCGGCGGTGCCGCAGAAGGGGCAGCGGATGTTGATATTGCCGCGCGCCACATTGGCACCGGTCTCGATGTACTCGATGCGGTTACGCCCCAGGAAGGTACGCCAGTTGAACATCTAGAGCACACCCGAATAGTATTCGGCCCAGCGCTCAGCCCAATAGGCTTCGTTGTCCTCGTGGCAGGCAAGGCAGCCGATGAACCAATTCATGGATTCGTCGACATAGAGCGTATTCTGGGGGCGGCGCTCTATCGTGGTCGACAGCTCCCCGCAACAAGGACAGAACCCGAAGCGGCCGATGCGCCAGCTAAAGCCGCTCACGGCTTCGCCAGCGGGAACCAAGAAACCATGTAGTCGCTGGAGCCGCCAAAGATGACCTTGAATAGCCCCGAGATCGTCTGCTGTGCGCTTTGATGGGTGACCCAGAAGCCGCCCATATTCAACCAGCGCTGGCGGTATTTGTCCCAATCGTCGATCAGGATGTCGCCGCGCTGGCCGTGCAGGCATTTGTCCTTGGAGGCGCACGCGATCATTGGGACATCGGCGCCAAGGTTCCGGTCAAGCCATGCGCGCTTGTTGGC